CATAGCTTCTGCAGCTATCTCCCATCTGTCAGTACGGATATTATATGCAGATAATACCCCGTCTTTTCTTTCTGTGAAAATTAAAGGAGCACCATCCTTAATTGGCTCTTTAGATTTTATCATCCTTGAAACTTTCTGTTCAATTGTTTCACCCTCTATATGCTGTCTTGAGCGGAGTAGGGTTTTAGTTACTGGTCTTATTTTATACATTTTATTAAAAATTAAAGGTTTGGAATTACTTTAGCACTCATTTTGCGTCTTGCGGTTATATTAGCTGCAATTTGCATCCAGAAGTTTTGAGAATCTAAATTAGTTTCAGCAAATATTTGGTTGAATTTCGTAGGATCGATATAAGTTGTAGCATCGAGTATTGACCCGTCTATATCATGTTCATAACGTCTATTGAGTGTCATGAACATCTCCTTATTTTCATCAGCAAAATTACCAAATGTTTTATTTACGTTAGTCATGTAATTTATCCATGCAGGCTGTTTACCGACACTATGGTAAGTTACAGCCCCGTCTACGCTATTTAGTTCTGAATCACTCCACAACATTTGTTCAGCGATTAAGTCCTGAAAACC